GTCCCAGCCGATAAATTGGCAGGACACTATCACGATACAGGCAACCTTGCGCTGGATAATATTCAAGCCAGCCTAGACATGGGGCTTCGAACCTTTGACTCAGCGGTAGGAGGCTTAGGCGGCTGCCCCTATGCACCGGGTGCAAAAGGTAATGTCGCTACAGGTGCCGTCGTCGCACTATTACACCAGCTTGGCTATGACACAGGAATCAATGAGGGCAAACTTTCCGCCGTTAGTGATTTTATTTTACTCATTAAGCAACAGCTACAAGCAAATAAAGAAAAATAGCTCACAAAAAATTGACATTGGTCAAGGAACTCACCGTCAGCCCTGTTTACACTGATTCCATTACTTAATTGATGATTTTTTGGAGTCACACTCATGGACTTTTTATTGAGCCAAACAGGTCTGCTTAGCATTGTTACTATAGGCGCTATCTTTGGTGGCATGGGTTGGTTTGCCTACAAGATGTATACCTTGTCTGCAAAAGATGCTTCACAAGAGCAATCCAAATAATCACTTGCTGACCTTGCGTCAGTCCCGCGTTTGTATCAGTACGTTCTGTCAGTAGTTATTCACCCGATATGCTGCCGGAACGTACTGGTCTTTAGTCACGTGTCAGTTGCTGGATAATCTTGGCATGTTGTGGGTAAGTATCCAATAATACTTGCCGCTTAGGCGCCTCAAAATCAATAAATTCAAAGCCAGGCGATACTGAACAAGCCACTAGAGAAAAGGTGTTTGGCTCAACGACACTTGAAGCAAATAAATGACCACGGGGAATTGTTACCTGAAAACGCTCCCCTGCTTCAAAATCTCTTCCAAGACGGTGTACTGTATAATTTCCAGCTAAATCGATTTCATGCACAAGTAAGGGGCTACCCTCATAAAAGTGCCATATCTCTTCTTGCTGAATACGATGAAATGCAGAAAATTCATCACTTTTTAGTAAGTAATAAATCGATGTTGCAAAGCAACGATCCCCTGCAAAGCGCGCAGGGAGTGCAGCAGCTTTAATTGTCTCATCAGAGCGATAGACCTCATTATACCAACCACCCTCTTCCGGCAATGGCACCATTTTGAGTGCATCAATCCACTGCTGTGCTGTTTGGTACATCATGATGCGTCCAATGCATCCAAGGCACGTTTTGCATGATCTCGCTCTTCTTGCAAAATCTCGCCGCCTTCCGTACCGTCCAAGCCAAAACGTACCCCGCCTCGTGCCACATTTTGTAAATAGCTTTTGTGATGGGTATGGCGGTGTAGCAGCTTTTTAACTGCACGCCGGCTAATCTCTAAGCCTTGTGATTCAATAAACGCTGTAATTTGTGCATCCACACCCCGCGCCAGTGGACGACGACGACGCCACACAGAAAAAGTCTCAGCCAGTAAGCGCTTTAACTCTCGTGACTGCCTTTCAGAGATGGAAAGCTGACTATCCTTGATGGCTTTTTTTTGCGCTGCTGACTGCATTTTGATAACACGCTTACGCCCCCGAACGAACTCAGCCACATTATCATTAATCTCTTCTGTCTGAGTCACATCTGGCGCTTTTGGTTTTGGCTTTCGCTTAAGCGTTAAGATCTTTCTTGGTTTATCATCAGTCATGTCTCGCGACCCTGAGTCCTTGATTCCATTCACGAACCCTTGATTATAACAAACTTTATATTAAGATCTCCTTACAAATCGGCCAAGACTGACTGTTCATGAGCGAAACCCGCAACTTTATCGGTTGTCACAGCCATAAAAACGAGCTATCGAGGAGTAAAATCATGAGTGGACCACTCAGTAAGCTACGCATTATTGAAATGGCAGGGCTAGGGCCTTGCCCACTTGCGGGCCAATTACTCGCTGACTTAGGGGCCGAGGTCACAGTGATTGACCGAGAAAGTGGCAAGAGTGACCCCACCGATATTAACCGCCGTAATAAGCACTCCATCGCACTGGACTTAAAAACACCCAAGGGCTTGCGTATCGCTCAAGAACTCATTCAGCAAGCTGATATTTTAATTGAAGGTTTTCGCCCCGGCGTGATGGAGAAAATCGGGCTAGGGCCTACTGAGTGTGTCACAAACAACCCTACACTGATTTATGGGCGCATGACAGGCTGGGGACAAACAGGCCCACTTGCTCAGTGTGCTGGTCATGATATTAACTACTTATCGCTGACAGGCGCACTGCATGCCATTGGGCACCATGAAGACACACCAGTCCCACCCTTAAACTTAGTTGCCGACTATGGCGGCGGCACTTTATTTTTATTACTAGGCATCCTCTCTGCACTTTATGAACGTAGCCACTCAGGCAAAGGCCAAGTCATTGATGCAGCAATGGTCGATGGCGTCCCTGCCATGATGGGACTGATTCATACCTTTTTTGCGCGCAATGAATGGAGCACCCAGCGCGAGCGCAATTTATTAGATGGTGGCGCGCCCTTTTACCGATGCTATCAAACCGCTGATGGGCAGTACTTATCGGTTGGCCCCTTAGAGCCACAGTTTTTTGCAGACGTTGTGAAAAAGCTTGAGCTACCCGACACGGAGTGCGCCACGCAATACGATCAAACGAGCTGGCAAGATAAACATGATCGGTATCAGGCCATTTTTCAATCCAAGACCCGTGATGAGTGGATGGCATTATTTGAGGGTAGCGATTCCTGTATTGCACCAGTTCTTGACTTTAATGAAGTGGAGAAACACCCACACAACCAAGCCCGCAATAACTTTATTCGTATTGATAATGTGATGCAGTCTGCACCCGCTCCACGCTTTAGCCGCACACCCACAAGCACACCAAGCGCCCCTAAAGCCGCGGGTGCTGATACACAAAGATTATTAAAGGAGCTTGGGTATAGTGAGAAGGAAATTACGCAGCTTTGGCAGTTAGGGGTGCTGAAGTAGATAAAGAGAGGGAGGTGTTTTTTTCAGGTACAAAAGTAAAGCCCTCTAAATCTTATTACGTTTACTCATAAGCGGTGTATCTGTCATTTCTTGTCTACATCTTCGATATCAGGATACTTATAGCTAAGTTCAAAATCGTGATCGCTTTCGCATGCGTCTTTTAAATTATGATAGCCGATGTCAATTATTTTGATAAAAAGTTGCTCTTCAAGTTGATAATCTCTAAAAGCTTTGTTTGCATGATCTATCACATTTATATCATCGCTGTCTTTCGATTTATCTATTAAAACCCTTATTTCTGATAGTTCTAACCTACGTTTATCTATCTCTTTGATCAGAAAATCAGTCCACCATTTGATGAAAGCAAACTGAATCACCTCATCACTTTTCATAACATGGTGGTTTTTTTCATAAATATCATCAACATATTTTTTCAATATTAGCACTCGTTGATAGAAAGTGGTTATATTAGAGCTATTACTCAAATCAGAATCTATCGAGATTCCTCCTTCGGTAATTGTGTAATTAGCCATAGCCCTCGGTGGCTGAGACTTTTTTATAAACTCCTTTAGTTTTGACAAATCCTGCTCTGACTTTTCCCTATCCTTACTCTCATCTAAATAAAATTTGACATAGAATAAAACTACAGCAATGGAAGGACCAACAGCTGCACCATAGTCTTTTAAGAAAATAAGTAAATCGAGATACCATAGAGAAACGATTAAACAAAAAAATATGATAACAATAGCAAATAAGACATGATTTCTTTTCATAAGTAGCCTAAATTAAACAATCATGATGTACGATCAACCCTTAATATAATACCTCTTTGGTCACGTAGCTCGCCTAAGTAGTCCGCCCAGTGTTGCATCATTTTAACACGCTCTGGTAAATATTCCGTTCGATTATAAGCAGCTCTGATTTGATTACTCTCTTTATGTGCAAGCTGCCGTTCTATTGCATCGGGATTCCATCCCTACTCATTTAGCAAAGATGAGGCCATCCCACGGAAGCCGCGAAAGGTCATAGTGCCGTTTTCATAGCCTAAAGCTCTAATTACAGATCTGACAGCATTTTCACTCATATGACGACTTGCACCCCTTGCACTTGGAAAAACGTATTTACGCCCACCTATGAGCGTAGATTGGTGCTTTCATTCGCTTAATCGGTATCGTCCACATTCCTGCATCAAGGTCAATTTCAGACCATTCAGCACCTCGCAGTTCTCCCGGTCGCAACATAACCAGAGGGGAAAGTCTCAAGGCACATTTCACAACAAACGAGCCTTGATAATTATCCATATCTCTCAAAAGTTGACCAACTGCCAAAGGGCCAGTAATCGCCGCAAAGTGCTTTTTTATCACTGGCTTTAGTATGACGCTGTTATCAATATAAGAAGCGGGGTTCCTGTCTGCCTTGCCCAAGGTAATGGCGTATTTATAAATATGAGAGATAACTTGCTTGATCCGTCGAGCGGCATCACCTGCACCCCTGCTTTCAATGCGCTGCATGGTTCTGATGATAGATTGTGTTTCAACTTCCCGGATACTGATTGAACCTATCCATGGGAAAACATCACGTTCAAGATAACTTTTATTTCGGTGTGTGTAAGTCGCTAACCAACCACCCTCATTATGGGCTATCCATTCGCGTGTGATTATCTCAAACTATCTATCACTGCTTTTGACTGTACCAGTTTAGAGTAACTTATTTATGCTCTGAGGGGTCTATTTATTGAGTGACATGTATAAAAAAGCCCGCTAAACAGACGCTTAGCGGGCTTTTTTCGTGTTTGGCACTGCCTGACACTACATTTTGGCGAGAGAGACTCTCGAACAACCACCATTAAGCACTGATTTATAAGAATTTTTCAAAATTCAAAAACACCCTATACCAACAGATATACCAACAAAAAAGCAATTTCTTATCAAAACACGAAAAAACATGGTTTTGAATCCTACTCTCTGCCAATGATTTGAATCCGTAAAAAACCGCACCAACCGTCTCTTTCAGATTAACGGTTTTGGAATGTGGGGTTGGGGAGAAAAATAAAAGAGAGGGGGCTGGGAAAGCGATTACATCGATTACATGCATTAAAAAAGGCAAAAATTAACGGTAAATAGTTAGTTAATTCAATCACTTACTTAAATCAAAAATGTAATCACTTTTGTAATAAGAAAAATATTACATCGATCACAAAAAAAGCCCAATAACGGCTATTAGTTCAATTAAAACAGTTACTTATAAAATATACTCCTAAAATCAAAATGTAATCGCATGTAATTATTACATGTAATCGGTATGTAATCGATTATGTAATATTTAAAACACTACTTAAAGTATTGATAAATATAAGAATAGTGAAAATGTAATCGATGTAATCGCGTTCCCATACCCCCCCTTCTTTTTTACGCGCTTACCACAAATCAATAACTTAGCTCACTTATACCGTTATAGTGATTACATCCATAGATCAATGGAATATCTGAGCTATCAGCCTCAATAGAAGACTTAATTCAACAGCTCACCTCACCCATACCGTTAGCAACAAAACCACCTTTTCCGAACAACACTATGCAGCGCGTACAGCGCATGAAATGGCACTTACCCCACGAAACACCAGAAAGATTCACGTACAGCGCCGCCCAAAACGCAAAAAGCCCGGAATAATCCGGGCTTGGTGAAGTGATGGAGCTATCAGGCTGCTTTTTTGTACTGCTGCCCTCTCTGTTGAGCTTCTGTATCGGTAAACACGTAACACATGACAGGTGAGCCATCCTTGATCTTAGACCGCACAGATTTCCTGTCGAGATAGGGAAAGCGCTTGCTGTTCTTCAGCTCCTTTTTTAGCTGCGTCATATCAATAGGCTTTTGCTTCATCTCAGCCATTGCCAGTACAAACTGAGGAATGCTGATGGCCACCTTGCCCTCTTCCTTACTATGGTTCACATTGAAATGAGTCTCATACTCAAGGAATTGATACACGTCCCAGAACTCAGACAATAGCGGGGTATCGGCTTCTAGGCACTGGTGACGATCAACACAACTCTGTTCAATGTAATTATCCAAGTCTTCCAAATCACTAGGTAACAAGCCATCTAATATCTTTGCCGCCTTCAGCGCATGTGCAACGGCCATCACCTGAGCATGGTTATGGCGAATACGTTGATTCCCAAGCTCAGCATGCTTATTCAGGCGCCTTAATGCCGCGTCATAACCTTCCTGATACTTCTCAAGGAACAACGATTCTTGAGTAATACACGCCGTCATAAAACCGTTAATTGTTTCAAGCTCCAACTCTCTCAGGCGGTTGGCTGCGTCATAACCTGCGGTGCTGAAGTGCGTCTTGTCCCAATGAATACGGTTGATCCGTTCCATAACTGCCTTCTCCGAATCTACCGCAGCATTTTGGGCAATAATCAGCGAACCTCTGAAACGTGGCTCTCGGGTCTCGTTGCCACCAGTACGCATACCAACCGACCTCATACCCTTACCGTTATAAAGCCCTTTTGCTTCATTCAGGTCGAAAGCACCTTTTTGCTTGCCTGTGGCTTCGCTGCGGTCGCCTTCCATGAGCACCAACGGTAGGTTGGCTAATTGCTCCAATGAGCGCCACCTTCCCGCGTGCGACGCTTTTGATAGTTCGATACCCTCATAGTCAGCACGTCCTGTTAACTTCCAAAGAAACTCAAGAACGGTAGATTTACCAGTACCTGGTTCTCCAGATAACTCCAAAAATGGGTAAGAGGCTTGTTTACCTCGAACCTGTTCAACGAAGAACGATCCCGCCCAATAAGCCAACGCCGCAAGCCCTTTGACCCCAAACGCCTGTTTGTAGTCAGACAACCATAAATCAGGATTGTGAGACGCATCAACCGAACCAATGTGTATGTTGTCCTGCCTGAATGAGGTCTTCACTTGCTTGTCATTAGGCAAATCAAAGAAATCATTCTCATTAGACTTATACAGCTTGCCATCAAACACCGCCTGACCTTGAAACACCCAGCCGCCCAACTCTTTTGCATAACCTAAGAAACCGACCGTCTGCACCTCTGGTAAGTGAGCATCACTAAACCAGTATTCTTTTTGATGCATCTCCAGTTGACGCTTCCCACCTGTAAACATAAGCCCCGGTGCAACATTCAGAAGGCGATTCTTAAACTCGCTAGGGGTAGCCAGTGCTGACGCTGCAAATACGGCCTTGTAAGGCTTATTGATACCGGGTCGATTGATTTTAAGGAAGTAAGCACTCTCTTCAGTTACTGTGTCTTTCTGGAAGTACACGAACTCAGGCTTGCAGTTAGCGATATTTTCAATTTGGATGGGGTTTTCTTCTTCCTTCTCGCTGTACTTAGCAAAGTAGAGCTGATCCTTAAAATCAAATGTAAAACTGGTTCTGTGGGTTCTCTCTGCGATTTTCAGCGCTTTATTCTTAGCATTGGCCGATGTCAGCAAAGAGCCGGTATAAAACCATGCCTCTATATCATCACGCCCAATACTGCCCTTACAAGCTTTGAGTAAATCATTCCAATCACGCTTATCTTTCTCAGGCGCGATGCAGACTTCAGCGCGTTCATTGAGTCGAATCAGATCCTTATAGAACTTAAGGTTATAACGCTGCCCTGCGTCGTCATTATCCAGAGCAACGACCCATTTGATTCCTTTGCACAGATACGCCTTCAGTGATTTCTCAGGCCAATTGTTGCAGCTCATTAACGCAACCGCATGGAATCCCGATTGAATTAACGACAATGCATCGATAATGCCCTCAACCAGAAACACCTGCTGACCACGTTGGGGAGCAAAGTTTGAAGGTTGCCACCATTCGCCAGCGTAACCGCCAGTAAAATGCGCTTTCTTAGGCTTCTCAAGCATTTCAATTATCTGAATAAAGCGTTCCCAGATACTGCCATTGGGTAAGGTAAATTTGACGGTTGAAGTGCCTTTTGGGTCGCTGATGGCTTCAGATTCAAAGCGCTGCCCCTGTACGAACTCAGCAACACACTTTACCGGGTCAATGCCTCTTGACCTCAAGTAAGCTTTCGCCGTTGCATTGCGGTCTTGTTGCGTCGCTGGGAAGCGTTCTTCCAGCGTTTTCCATAGGTCGGGGTATAACTCCCGCGTCATGGTGGAGTAATCACACTTGTTCTCACGTCCACATTTAACATTGTTCGGTTCATCAGCTTTTATAAACAATGACTTCTGTTCACACTTAGGGCACACACCCTCTCTCAGGTATTTTCCGCGCTGCTTAAACCCAAAATCATTAATGAGGCGATTTTGAATATCCGTTATCCGTTGCATAAATCACCTCTCATCCATTTACCGTTAACAAGCGTTTGATCTACCTTGAAAGGTTGCTTTATAATCATTGTTGTCAATTTAATACCTTGTGCCTCTGATATTCCCGTATCAGGGGCTTTTCTTATTGTGCTATTCATTGCTAATTCCTTATCTGCTGCTTAACCAGCTATCAATCTCTGACTCTGACCAACGTACTGTTGACGATGACAAACGTTTGCGCTCTGGGAAGTCTTCTTCCTTCACCATCCGGTAGGCTGTGCGTCTGCTTACATTCAGTTTCTCGGCAACTTCATCAATGGTTAATAGGCGGTCAGTGAAGGCTGGTTTTTGTTTTCGTATCTTCTGGTGGTAATCCTCGATACTGAAAACAACTTGTTTTTGTGGGAGTGCCATTAAGCCCGGCTCCATAAAGTTGTGCAGGATGAGCGACCAAGACCGCTCACCTGCTTGTTATTGTTTAGGTGCTGCGCTTGGCCCCCTCCAGTAGCTCAAGATAATTTTGTGAGGAGTCATACAGATGAGATTGAGCAATATGCCCTTTGCCGCAATCTGGACACTTTACTGTTCCATTTCGAGCCTCAATTTTTAAAACATCGGTGATGTTCACTGAGTGACAATGTGGGCATCTTGTCGCTAGATCATACTGCCCTATTTCATCGTCATCATTCGTGATGCTCGGCTCTGAATAGTCTGAATTCAGAATGTACTTAGCAACAATCTGTCCACCCTTTCCGAAGTCGGGATTATCCAGAATGACCCCTTCAGATTTTAGCTGATCGAGTATTTCACCAGCCTTCTGTTGCCTCGCTGCATCGTCCACGAACTTCACTTTCATCGATACCAGTTTAGATTTAACAGGCCGTATAGTTGGCTTAATATCACCACTAAGAACACCCTGTTTTATCTGCTGATAATGGCTCTCTGAATACTCAACTTTACCGCCCTTTTGAGCATAATCATTTGGTGTACGTACACCAACATCATTTTGAGTATTTGAAACCGCCCCGAGGCTAGTATCTTCTGGTGCGGGGCGGTTTTCAGTGTCACCACTCGAACGCTTGTTAGAATTCATGTTTTCAACGTGCCGGGGGAGGGGTTCAACTTGGTTTGTGAGCGACTTTCTAGCGGCTATTGTTGATGAACCTCCAGCCAAATCTACTTGAGCTGGAATGACTCGAACATCATCATCATTCATCGTCCAGTTTTGTTCCTCTTTTGTTTTGAAGAACACACGCGGAATCTCAGTGAGAGGCTTATGGTACTTCGTTAAATAAGCCGTGATGACGACCACGCCGATTGAGCACAGAAGTGAGAAACCGATAGCCCATACCCAATGGAATACAGAATCAGTTTTTACGGCTAGCGCAGGGCGACTAGATTGATGAGTTGATTGCTCCAGTCGTAAAGAAGCGAGTGCTCTGTAGTAATCCGCATTGGCTTTGCTGCGTTCTGCGGTTGTGGTTGCATTGGAACGGGCAATATTCCTATCAGAGATTAATGCTTGCGCTCTGTCTTGGTAGGATAGCCCGGCGGTATCATGTGCCGTTACTGTTGACGCTCGTTTATCTGCATCTGAGGTAATAGAATACAAACCAGCTCCAGCTGCCATGGTAACGACAATAAAGAGCATGATTCTATGACCTACAGCTCTTCGTCCTCTGGCTGACTGTGTGACTATCTCCTCCGTTACTGGTATCTCCATAAAGGCAATACACAGAGCGATAAAATAAATCAGCGCATATAAGAGAAAAGAACTCTCAGGATTCAATAGCTTTGTCGTTAGCGTATTTCCCATGTGATAAACATTCATGCTTGCACATCCGGCAGCGATAACCATTAAGCCAATCGCCTTACCCGTGGATATTCCCAGTTTCTGACCTGCTAATGTCTCCTGATCATTAAATATAGCGATAGCCATTACAAAGCCCTCCGAGTGATTGAATATAGTTCTACACCGTATTGATTAACACCTTGGTAGCTTAGAAAGACTTCATAACCATAAGCTCGTTGCTGAATGATGTATGAATCCCTTGATAACTGATCTTTGAAAGTCATGGATTCAGGTGTGCTTTGCTCCTGTACTGGCACTGGGATAATTAACTGCTCTGTTGTCGCGCTCACTGGCTCACCCCCATTCGACCACTGACACAGATCGTAATTCGCTCTTCTAACTCCTCAATAATCAATCTATAACCATGATCAACTTCATCGATCAAAGTACAAAGTTCTTCAGATTTAGTGGCAAAGACATCAAGCAAGCTGACAACGTGGTTAATTGATAAGTTATGAAGGCTTTTACTATGAACATCCACCTCACCCGTAAGCGCAGCACTAATCACAGCAAAGCAACCGAATATTTCAAATGATCTTGATACGCAGTCTTGAGTTTTGGCCTTAAGCTCTGAAAGGTTCTCAGTGTGATTCATTGCGCCACCTCCTGAGTTGTACCCGCTTCCAGTTTGCTCTGCATGTCCTGAAAGAGCTTTTTATAGCCACTCTCCGCTGAACTTAACAAGGTATTCAACTCATCTGCACGATCTGCAAAGACTTCTGCAACCGTCACTAACTGATTAAGCTCGAATCGATGAGGATTGACTTCTGTCTGATCCATGCTGCCCATGACTCCCGCATTAATCACAGCAAAACCAGCCTCTAATTCAATTGCCTTAAAGATGCTTTTGCTCATTGTTTCTTGCAGGGCTTCAAATTGCTCTTGATGAGTCATTTCGCCACCTCCTGAGCAGTACGGCCAATCAGGTGATTGAGTCCCGCTGAAGTTGCGTATTTCATCACACTAGCTCGGTCTATCCCCAGCAAACGGGCTATTTGTGAGGTGTTGCCTTTGGTTTCTGAAATGAAGGCGGGAAGAATGGCCGCATGGAATTTTTGGAGCAAATCAGCATAAGCATTGGCCGTGCCGAATTTGCCGCCGATGGCTGCTTCCGTTTTAGCTTGGCTGATGGTGTCTGATAAGACGGTAGAAAGCAGTGTACAACTGCATGGATGAGAGCTTGCGCCCTGTGTGGATGCTACAGGCGTAGCAGTGCCGTGAGTATTCGCGTTCATAGCGTTTATTCCTACGTTGTTTCTAGAGTGGTGACAGTCGCAAAACTGTCGGGAGTCTCTAGGTGCAACATAGGAAGCACCGCATGTATTGCCGCGTAAACGGTTTTTTATTCCATACCCTCCCGACAAACTGATATTATCGCCGGTCGATATAGCAGGCATAAAAAAACCGCTAACGAGTGGCGGTTGCGTAGTATCTACTTTGCCGCCTATGTTGTTTCTAGAGACGCGCCGGTTAGCTTGTGGGCTTGCCGGTGCATTTTCTAGACTACCGTTCTGTGAATTTTTCCGCAAGTGGTTTTTGTGGGATTTTTCGATATTGCTGTTATCCACTGAATCACTCATAATATTTCTGTCTGGCATGGGCGGCCTCTGGTTTGTTCTGTTATTTGTTAGGTTGCTTGCTTGTGCTGGTACACAAGCAAACAAGGTGTTAAGACTTAAGAAGTCTGTTAGATTCATAATCACCACATCTAAGCCTGCTGTTTCAGTGGGCTTTTTTGTGCCCAAGCACTAATGCTGTTTGTCTGTTTCATTGATTAATATCTCTATAAACTTTGTAAAAATGACGGGGGAAGGAGTCAACAACCCCGCCATAATCTGCCATGCACCATCATGACAAATAAGGTTTAAGCCGTTTCTGCCTCTGGTACGCTTTCACGACTTTTTAAGAATTCATCTAAATCAGTTTTTTTGTATCGATATTTTGATTTTTTGGCACCCATTGAACGCAAGTCATAGCGCCTAACCTGAATACTTCTCATTTTCCAAGAATGAGAAAAGCCCAAATATTTGGCTGCCGCATATTCACTTAACCAAGTAATAGATATTTCGTTTTGATCCTGACTTGCTTTCATGGTCTAACCCTCTTTCGATAATCGGTTAATGTGTCGTTTTACCCGCCCACCGTGATCCAGTGAGACCCGGAAGGCTTCAAGCGCCGCCGCCTGATCTGTTGGCAGTAGTGCCAAACCAAGCGCCTTGTATAGCTTCGCGGTGACCTGATCCACCCTATCGGTGCCATTGGTCAGCGTTTCAATCTGTTGCAGGTAGCCCAGTAATGTTTCAGGATTACCTGACTGATTCACCCGATCGCTTAGCTCTTCGCTTAATACTTCTGGTAAGCTGCGACTGAAGCCTTCAGGCGCTCTCATGCCATGCTTTAAAGCAAATTCAGCAAGGTGGATAAAGTAACGGTACTGTTGAGCGTCTAGCGTCCAAATGCAGAGAGTCACCAATATTTCGTTATGGGCTGTCTGATTGCTGTTAATCACGCTGGTAAGGTAGTCTGCATACTTGCCGATCATTTCGGCCTTCACTTCTGCTTTGCGCTTTTTGCTGCGTATGTGCTTAAGCTTTATCCGGTCGGTATCCAGTGCAACCTGCATTAAATCACCTGACTTGCGCGGTGTGGTCGCGGGGACTGATTGCCCCGCTTCCACATTTGCCCGGTGCTTTGAGGCTAGGCTTTGCACAACTAGACCCACTCACCTGCATCATTTTTCAACTTAATAGCGCCGGGACGAACTGCACCAAACTTGCCATGATCTTCGATCACATAAGCATCATTGCTTGATAGGTATTCCTCAACACGGTCACGCTTGGGGTTATCAATGATTGCCCGTCTAACCGCTTCTGTTTGGTAGTACAGGCTTAGGTTGTCGTAACTGGTCACAACCAAGCCACGTGCAGGGAAAAACGGAATTGATACGGTTTTCAATCCGCCGATTGCCTCATTAGCAAACCATGTTTGTAATGCATTGCGTTCTGTTGCTGCTCGGTTATCGCTGTACAGGGTTAAACCATGATTTACCCACAGTTCACGCCCAATAATTAAGACAAGATCATCACCGGATGAATGCCACTCATCCAACAGGCTATTGGTTACGTCAAATGCTAATGCGTCCAAGGTTGGGTATTTACCCTCTTTGCCCACGGTGAACTCGTCTGTATTGGCTTGGCCGTCTGAGTCATACCCCATATAACGAGCGGGTGCGTTTTGGCGGTGCTTTTCCATCCAGCCTATATTCACATCTTGGCAAAGTGGGTTTTCTGCGCGGTCAGTGGTTTTTGCTGCACTCGTTCCATTCCACCCGACCATAATTCGATCAAGTGCCATGCGTTGTATGGCTGCTTTTCTGTAACGCTTTTCAAAGTCATCAAAGACTGCCCAAGCATCCATCGTTGAATAGCCAATGTGTGTGTCAAAATTGGTTTGTTTGCACTCGTAATCATCCGGGTTAAGGCTGCCAACGTACGAGGTTTCTCGGTCATCTGTTTTGGTATCGGTACGGCTGGCAATCGGTGAACCAACCCCAAGCCCTAGCTTTTGCCCTTTTTGTTCTGTTACCGGAACCATGTTAATAACACCCAAGAAAGCGCTACTATGGCTCATTTGATCAACTAAACGCTGTTCCACAGATGGTGAAACGGTGAACTTTTCGGTAACGTCTGAGACATTGTTTGAATTAGCAACCGTAGTTTTTAACTGGTTGAATTTTTCGCGTGTTCTGATTTTCATGATGTGTTTTCCTTAAGGTAATCAGTGATTAATAGTCAGTTTTTGATTCTTGATAAGACTCACCCGTTGCGGGTCTACGCTTAAATCGTCCTGTACTTGCATTACCAATTTCCTCGATCGTTTCCCCTGTCTTTTTCAGGCTTGATTCAATAAGGTCTAACTTAGAAAATAGGCGCTGTAATTCAAGACTGAACGCTTGTTTTAAGTCTTTAATATCGCTCTGTACTTGTGCGAATTGCGCCGCGCTGGGAGAGTTGCTTTCTGGGGATTGCTCAACAATGTCAGCCTCTAACGGGTTACTAAAAAGGCTTTCAGTACGTTGCTGTGTGTTGAACTTCATAATGCCAGTACCAATACTAGCGGGTGAATCTGTGACCCCTAAGCCCACCAAGTAGGCACTATTGGTATCAGCAAAATTCGGCTCTATTTCAATAGAAAGGTGCACTTTTTCACCCGCCCTTACCATGCTGATTAATTCAGATTTTGGTTCGATTTTGACGTATAGGGCAAGCCTTCCCGCCATTGCACCACTACCGATGCGTCCGGCTTTTACCTCTACAACATCACCCAATGCTTTAAACAAACCACCCGGCACTACACCACGCATATGCTCCGGCCAGATTCGTGCGTTATAAACATCTTGTGAGTATGCAGTGGCTATCTGCTCAATGGCTAGCTCTGGGATTTCACGCCCATCTACAGTGGAACCAGCTACCGCTGCACGTATCCAATCGGTTTTTAATTTACTCACTTTGTGGCCTCGTTATTGATAAGAGACCTTAGTTTGTATTTTTTGCTATTTTTATAAAATAAGCCGATGTTTGTATTCCACACTTACAAAATAAAAGTGAGAATCTTATTTTTAATCAATTGCAGAGCAACAAATTTATTCAGGAGAATTTGAAGGATTGAGCGCACAGCCCCACGCCTCCGTGGAAATAAAATAATCTGTAATAAAGTTGCCTGAAAATGTCTGAGAGCATTACTAATAAAGGGCTTTCACATGCTTCAAGTGACACAAAAGAGTAAAAGCGCTGCGATTTGCTGCACCGATTTTGTTAAATCTTGAAGAATCAAGATTCAGCTTACGTTAAGTTAATTTTTAAACTACAACTCTGTTTCATTTATACGCAAGCACAAAAAAGCCGGAAAATATCCGGCTATGTGTAAAGACTGATACTGACTTCAAAGAATTAAAGTATTAACGCCCCGCTCGTTTGGCTTGGGTAGTCACTGCCAGTTGCTTCTGATAGTCAGTGATTTCTTCAGCTTCTGTACCATCTAGGCAATACCGCAAACCGCCGCGACTGACTGCCTGTAAGTACCTTGCATGGTTGGTGTGTTTTCTGAGTAGCTTCTGAATCACTTTCTTAGATGCACCTGCAAACGCTTCATCATTCACAAGCTGATACAAGGTTTTATCAATACCTTTGGCAAGTGGCTTGTAGGTACTCCATACCGCGAAGGCTTGCAAACGTTCATTAAGCGCCTGTGCTTTCAAGTCCGATGGGGAAACAAGCGCCTTTTTTTTGTTCTTACGTGGTGGTCGCTTCTTTTCTTTGCCAGTAGTCGCTGGCGATGGCTTGCGCTTGATTGCTGCATCGTTGCGGATAATGCGACGTTTGGCCGGACGCTTAACCGTTCGCTCTGGTTGTGTGGCTTGATCTTCTGCGGAAGGCTCCGCACTGGTGGCTTTTGGCTTGCGTGTGATAGATAGTTTTTTTCTTGGAGTGTCTTCCATCATTATTTACTTATCCGTAGGAGGAATAAACTCCTGCTGCTCTAATACCTTGATAAGTCCTCTCATCAAAGTATTGTTCATAAAATTCACAAAGTAAATTCGTGCGTTTTCTTCAACTGGCTTGATAAAACCAGCCTCCCGCATTTTATTAATCTGATGAGTACGTTGACGCGGATTCAGGTCCGTTAGAACTTTGGTTAAATCACCTGCTTTGAAAGACTGCTCTTTAATACCTAAGCGCAACACCTTAGCTTCAGGCTTATTCAGGTACTCACGCTCTACAGCCATCTCAATAGTTGGTACCAAAATATGTTCATACAAGTATGAAAAATCTAGTAACTTGTTCACTTTAGACACTTCAAGCAAAACACCACTTAGCACATAGTCACACCATGACAATAGTGATTTTTCATCACCATTATCAGCCTCTGACAGTTTTTCATAATATAGATCCCGATCATTACAAAATACTGCGGTGGGATTAATCAACTGCCCTTCTTTCACATTAAACCCATATTTAATCATCATGGCATAAGTTAATAACCTAACAACTCGGCCATTTCCATTACCAAAAGGATGAATCCAAGTAAATCGATGGTGGGCAATAGCTGTCTTTAAAAGATCATATTTTTCAGAATCTTGACCATTTATAAATGATAGTAATTCATCCATGTAGTCAGAGACCTGATGAGCTTCTGGTGGCTGGTGTTCTGATCTTGAAATTTGAACACCCCAGCTCCTATAAGCACCGGGCGTTCTATCCCCTTCTTCTTGCAGCCCAGAAACAGCTAACTGATGTAACTCTCTGATAAAAAGGTGTGTAAATTCAGTCCCCTCCTCAACAAACTCTTCTATGTAAGTCATTGCAGCTTCAACATTGGCGATCTCTGAAAATCTTTCTGTTGATCTCTCCTGATGTTCTATTTTTTGCTCAACATATTCCGATATTGTTGTCCTATTCCCCTCTATTCGAGCAGAACCAACACTCTCAAGAAGGTGAAAAATTTCCTTTAACTGGAAGAAAGTCCAAGGCGCTGTAGTGCCGCCCAGTTTCAACTTTCTTAGGTGATTTAATTCCATCAAAGTATCTATCAATGGGGAATCAAACGTTGGATTAACTATTCTTAGATCAAAATGCTGGAATGAGGCAGCCATAAACATCACTTGTCAATTTCATTATATACAAAAGTTTTTCACATTATGTACCGTTGGTTACATGTAACCAAATGATATAAAGAGGAATATACTCCTGAAATATACAGCACTATCTCATAATGTGTTTTTAATTATATACACAACAGGTAAAACATTATCTACAATATTTTGCTACTAACATCGAGTTATTGCCGCTCAAATTTTAAAATATGACCACTCTCAGACCTTAAACTATCTAAGTAATCAGCCCAACTTTGCATCATTTTAATACGCTCTGGTAAATATTCCGTTCGATTATAGGCCGCTCTGATTTGGTTACTCTCTTTGTGTGCAAGTTGTCGTTCTATTGCGTCGGGGTTCCACCCCTGTTCATTTAACAGGCTTGAAGCCATTCCACGAAAGCCGTGCGGGGTCATGGTTCCATTTTCATAACCCAGTGTTCTAAGTGCAACCCTGACAGCATTTTCACTCATGTGGCGACTTGCGCCTCGCGCACTGGGAAAGACATACTTGCGCTGGCCTGTAAGCGGATGAATCTCTTTTAAGATAGCAATGGCCTGTTTAGACAAAGGAACATAATGCACTGTTAAGTTAGCTTTTTTAATATAGGTGGGGGCTTTCATTCGCTTAACGGGAATAGTCCACATTCCTGCATCAAGGTCTATTTCAGACCATTCAGCGCCTCTTAGTTCTCCGGGTCTTAACATCACCAGTGGTGAGAGCTTCAAAGCACATTTCACAATAAACGAGCCTTGGTAGTCGTCCATGTCTCTCAACAGTTGACCAACAGCTAACGGGTCAGTAATCGCTGCAAAGTGCTTTTTAATGACCGGCTTGAGTATGACGCTGTTATCAATATCAGACGCAGGGTTTCTGTCTGCTTTGCCCAATGTGATGGCATATTTATAAATGTGTGAGATAACTTGCTTGATACGTCGGGCTGCATCACCTGCACCTCTGCTTTCAA